TGCCCTCGCCATCCCCGGAAGGTGTCAATGTCAAAGCCCTGATCTCAGTTGTCCTGTATTCGATTTTCGACTTATCGAAAAACCGTTTAGAGGCTTTATCCTCATCCCCCGGCTCTTCCAACTCCTGCGGTTCTTCTATTTCTTCCAATTCCTCGCTCCGAGTTTCTTTGAGTTCTGGGATGTCCTCGTCTTTTATACCTGCTTCCTCGTAGTGTTTTTTTGCATGGTCATACACACCTTCAAAATCCGCTTCCGGGATATCCGGTTTGTTTCTTCCACCATTCAAACTCGCAACAATGGCCGCACAAGCTTTGATCGAGGCCTTGCCAATGTCGCCATCAGCACTTACAAAATGATGAGGGAATTTATAATCAGATTTCTGCCCGTCAGCATCATCCATTTCCCACGCATACATTTTTTCGTAATAAGCTTTTTTTTGATCTTCTTTAAGCCGTTTTTCGTTTTTTCCTGCATCCCATGCTGTAGTTTCGTCAACTCCAAGTTTTTTAAATTTAATCGCCGGCATCTATTTTCTCACCACCCTTCTCTAAATTTTTATCAAGCAGTTTTTGCTTGTCGGTGCTCGACATCGATAGTTGATATTCGTTTTTAATCGCGACATCAACGAAATTCAAACTTTCAACTCTCCTTTCCCCCCCAGGAATCGGTGCGAGGCTGAATAAGTCTCGCAGTTCATTAACTGTAAATATGCCTAACGGCGCGGCGTACTGAGCTATTTGGCTCTTCGTCTTGTCCGAGACATGCGCCAGTTTGTTTCCTGTAAATAAGATTTTATTGCCAAAACTTCGTTCACGCTCTGTAAAAATCTTGTATGTAAAATCCTCACTATATTGTTTTAGTATGGGACTTATGATACTGTTAAAAAAGCCATCAAATTCATTTTCATCATAATTGGAAAATACTATGTTTTTATGAATATTCCAATACCCAAACACTTGTTCCTGAATAGCTTCCATTTGTGGACCGTCAACCAACATTGCCTTACTCTCAATTGCCTTAAACTCGCCCGTCTCCTGGTCCGTAATTATTATTCCCGAGTTGTTTTGTATGTCAAAAAACTTACTTAAAATTGTGTCTGCCTTTTTCTTCAGATCGTCTTTTTTCAATATGCCAGCAAAATGCAGGCTCCCACGGATATTGGCCGGTGCGTTTGCTACAGCATTTATAATGCCGTTGTGGACTGTGTTCGTGAGTTGTAATAATGGGTATAAGGCGCTATCGTTGTATGATCCCATTAGGTCATTTTCAAAATAGTCTCTTTTTATGTGAATTATATTTTCAAATGGCACTATGATTTGTTCGCCGCCGCGAAAATTGAATTTTACAAACAAATTTCCAGTGTCGTCAAACATTGTTGTCAATGGGTCTCCGCTTTCCATGTACGTTACAAAACTACTGTTAAGTGGGTACAACCCAGTTATATTTCCATTCATATCCTCTTGTATGTAGACAAAAGCGTTGTTATGTATCAATAAGTTTGTCGTTGTTTTAAACAAAAATTCCGAGGACCCCATAAACGGGTTAGGCTGTCCGCTTAGCAGGTTTGATATGTTATCATTTTGTGGTATTGTGTCGCCATTAATATATTTAATATGCTTCACGTCCGCTTTCGCCACGTGCGTCGCAATTGCCCTGATACATGCTCGCATCAGGTAATTATAGTAAAACTCGGTATTGTTTGTGTTTGCAACAACCGGAATATAACCATTCAACAATCGAAAATAATGTAAATTCTCTGGTGGTGGTTTTTGTTTTTTCTTGCTACCAAATATATCCGAAAACATACTTCTAAAACTTATCGCCAATTCATCGACCTCCTTCACATCAAACTATCAAAGAATTCTTTCTTATGTTCATAACTCACATAAGAATCAAGTAAGCTCATAGCTCCGTCAATAAATCCTCTTGAATGGAGTTGAGTTGGTAGTATATTGCCGTTTCGGTCTGTCACAATTCCGAGATTACAGAGGCAAAGTTCCAATATCGGATTTTTATTGTAATTTATCTTTTTAATTACTAAATCCGCAGCTAAATTTTTCAAAGGTTGGCTTAGGGTCTTTACCCCCTGCCTAACCTCTTCCATTATCGCGCCAAACCCCTCATTCTGCATTTCTTTTACCCAATATCCAGAGTTCCAGGGGTCAAAGGCTATTGACTGATAGTACAATTTATGATTTTCCTTCATTTCAACAAACCACTGCGTTATATAACTGTAATCAACTCTGTTCCCGGGCGTTAATATTAATAACCCTCTATCAATCCATATTTGGTATGTCACCTGTTTTGCATGCTCTGCCTGTTCAAAAGTCAAATATGGCATCCAATATGCTTGGTGGCACAAAAATTTACCTTCATTTTTTGGAAACAGTATTGTCGCTGATGTCAAGGCTGTTGTTTTAGATAAATCTACTCCACCAACGCAATACGAATCATCTATTTCGCTCAATTTAAATGTTTCCTCGTTTCGAATTTGGCTATACTCCAAAAATGCGTTTGCTACTGTACTCGTGACGTTAAAATCTTTTGTCAGCACCGTGCTTTTAAAAGCAGGATCATTAATAGATTTTTTAACATTATCTCTTAAAAATTCTCTGTCTTTGATCGTGTCCAGCCCTGGATTTGCCTTTATCCAGACACCTTCATCCCGGTAATCATCTGATTTATCCAACTTATATAAAAAAGGGATAAACCTTTCATCCTGTATTACCCCGTTTAAGGCGTCTTGAGCATATTTATACTGACTATCAAATATACTTTCTCGTATAAAACCAGCTGTTGTAATGCACCATAATAATGGTTGCCGCCTAACGGCCATCGACTGTTTCATTACATCGTAAATATTGCGGTCCTTTAAGCTGTGTGTTTCGTCGATGATAACTAAATGGCTGTTCAAACCATCAAGGCTATTACTGTCGCTCGCCAGGGCTTCAAATTTGCTGAATGTTGCATCAAAATATAGGTCAGTTTGGCGCTTACGCAGGTGTTTACTTAACAAATCTGACTGTCGGACCATTGTCAAGGCTTCGTTAAATATGATTTTCGACTGGTCCTTTTTGTTCGCAATACTGTATATCTCTGCTCCGCCCTCACCATCAGCAATTAACATATATAGCCCTATGGCCGAGAGTATCGCACTTTTCCCGTTTTTTCTACCAACTAATGTAAATACTTCTCTATATCTTCTATAACCGTTTTCATCCACAAACCCAAAAACGGTTTGTATCATGGCTTTCTGCCATAGATCAAGTATAAACGGTTTGCCTATCCAGCGTCCTTTGCTTTGTTTACAAAACTTTTCAATAAATTCAATTGGTTTAGTCGCTTTAATAATGTCAAAATGATATCTGCCAGGATTGTAAAGATCATGCATGACTTTTTTATATAAATTACTTAAGTTTCCGCATGTTTTTATGTCGCCCGACTCTATTTTGGCATAGTACTCGATTATGTAATTTTTCACACATAATCACTTCCCCAAAAATTCCATCAATTCATCTTTCGCCTCTGTCTGTCTCTCTTCTGGCAACAATTCAAGCAACTGTTTCATAACCTGGCTGTAATTTTTTATCGCCACGTTATAAATTTTGATTGCCGGGCGTTCTCGGTCATATTTACTTATACTATTTTGCACAAATAGTTCTACTGTGCCATTTTCATTAATGTCTTTTTCTAAGTCCTTAAGTGTAACTAACATAAATGCCGCACGTTCAATTAAATCCATTGCAAAATTCTGTACCTCTTCAGGAATGGCAACAAAAAAAGCGCTTATGCGCCTAGTTTCAATATTTATTTTTTTTTGCTGGTATCGGGCATGCTTTTGTCTTATAATCAATTCCTCGTATATTTCATTTTTAATAATTTTCATTACTCATCATCCCTTTTCATGTCCATTTGCGCGGCGGTTTCTACAAAAACAATATCCCCGTTATCGTCAAATGTCAGGCCATCTATGCGTTTGCTGTGTGCAAGTTCGTGGCATTGTCGGCAGACTAGCTCCAGGTTGTCCCAGCCAAACACTTTATCAATATTGTGTTTCAAGTCGTTTAAACAAATCGGTTCTTTGTGGTGGACAATTTCACCAGGTGCTCCGCATTTCTCGCAAAGACCGTATACTGCTACAAAATAAGCATTCCGACATTTTGTCCAGCGATGTGACCCATAAAATGTTTTTAATAGACCTATGCTCATCGGTTTAACATTTTTAACAAGCTCAATCTGTCTGTTGCAATTTTTTGATATTTATTAATTAGCGATTTAGCTACATCCTTATTTTTGTTTTTAAATATGTTTTCTGCTGCATCAATCAAGTCATGCCCTAGTTCATCTATTTTATTGTTTGTGCGAAAAACCGGATTATAATTATTGCAATGTGGGCAGTTATAATATATTTGTGTAGCATATTCCAGTTGTTTTTCTTGGACTGCTATTTCAAATTGTTTCTTGCATTTTAGGTATTTTACTATATCATTATTTTCTATGGCATCCACTTCTTGTTCCTCCTATATTCTTACATTTTAGTTTCCTTGTGAAAATGACTTCGGGTATCAGGGAGG